TTACTTCGGCTTTTTTGAGAAGATGGTCACTGCCTTTTTTAGAATTTCCCTCTCTTCCGTTACGATGGCCAGTTCACGCTTAAGCCTGAGATTCTCTTCCTCCAATGGAGTCAGTTTTTGCACACCATGCCCAGGAAAGGCCTGCTGCCCGAGCTGTTTTGCTTCCCTGCGCCACCGGTTTAAAACGCTTCTACTAATTCCCAAGTCATGCGCTACCTCGTCTACTGATTTGCCACAGTTATAACTTAACTCAACCGCTTCTCTTTTAAATTCCTCAGTATACTTCCTACGGGTTCCTGCCATTGCTTGTACACCTCCCGAGATAATTATAGTATCTTATCTCAGTGTCTGGCAAACCGGGGGAGAGGCAGTTAGAGCCAAAGAATAGTATGAGCCAAACTTAGGTGAAAGACCCATTTACACAAAATCCCGGATACTCCCCTTCGAATATGTACACATATTCTATAACCGAAATCGACTGCATGAATCCAACGGTTATCTTACGCCTGATGAATACTATCATATTGGCAGCCAAAGGGCGGCGTAGCCGGGACGAAGTCCGTATCCTATCATTACCCGTCATGCAAAGCATGGCCGGCTGCAACCCGGCGAGGGCAGGTGTGGGCAGAGTCCACAAAGAATCCGGTAAATAGCTAAACTTTGAAATATCAAGCTATGCTGTGAGGGACAAAGCTATCTTGTGTTTAGGCTGTCTACATAGCGGGGGACGGTGCATTGTAAAACTGCTCTGCTTTCATGCTGTCATTTTTTATTTTGAGTCCACTTGCCGACTCAAAGCTGACGTTGTAAGGAGGATCGGTGAGGACAAGGTTTGCTTTGCGGCCGTCCATAAGCAGGGCAACGTCTGCAGCATCAGTGGCGTCGCCGCAAATCAGCCTGTGCCGTCCGAGTGTCCAGATGTCGCCACGCTTGACGAATGCTGCTTCTTCCAGAGCCGCTGAAAGATCAAATTCATCGTCTTTGACATCCTCCATGCCGCCCATCAGCTTACTCAGTTCCGCATCGTCAAAGCCAAGGAGGGTAATGTCAAAGTCCGAACCCCTCAAGTCAGCAAGTTCCACCGAAAGCATCTCAGCATCCCAGCCTGCGTTTAGCGCAAGGCGGTTGTCGGCAATGATGTAAGCACGTTTCTGAGCTTCGGTCAGATGCTCGGCAAACACACAGGGCACCTCCACGATGCCTTCTTCCTTGGCGGCGAGGATGCGCCCGTGACCGGCAATGATGTTTAAGTCCTTGTCGACGATAACCGGATTCACAAAGCCGAATTCCCGCAGTGAAGAACGAAGCTGAAGGATTTGCTCTTTGCTGTGCGTGCGTGCGTTCCTTACATACGGCACCAGTTTGTCTATATTCACTTTCTCAAAACGCTCAGTTGTGTTCATTTAGGACCCCTCCTGCCAGAGAGCAACGCTTCCATAATATCGTCTTGTGGATTGCCCACAAATGCTGTGGTGCAGTTTTGCTTGACGATGTCAAAAATCTCATACCAGATGAGATTTGCCTGTTTCTGAAACGACTGGCTCATCTGCACAAACGGGCTGCTCATCGCGCCGCCTGTGGTCGGGTGCTTGCCCAAAAGCCCGTAGGTGCTGATTGCTTCCTCGCACTGGATATAGCGCGTGAAGGCTTGCGCGTAGGCTTCAATCAGCCGGGGGTTAACAAACTTCTCACACCCGCGCTCTTTAAGCCAGCTCCATGTTTCGATAAACAGCGCGTCTGCGCCAAGCGGCTTGCCGTCTTTTTGCCTTGCGCTAAGATAATCGCTTGGCGCAGGCATATCCTCGCCAGATAAAGCTGCTGCATCACCTAGTTCGCCAGCTTCAAGCTGCGACTCAGGAGGCAGTTCCGGGGCTTCCAGAATCCGCGCGGCCTTGCCTGCCGTGATTTTTTCCGCAAGGGGCTGAGGTTTATCCCCGGCGCGGACACGTCGGCCGCCCCTGTTTGTTCCGTCTTTTGCCACCCGCCTTCACCCCCTTGCTGTGGTGGGGGTTAATCCCCCGTTTGAACCGGTATTTTTTCACGCGTTGGGCCACGCCCGTTGAATTCCTATAGGAATACAGGGATTACACCCGGCCCCCTGCCAAACGCATACTTTTTAGCCTTGTATTGACACCGTGCATGCCACGCAGTATGATGAATATACTAAGCATTGAAAGGAGTGCAACACCATGAATGAAACTACAAATGTCAGCATCCGGATAGATGTTCAACTTAAAAAGCAAGCCGAAGAACTCTTCTCAGACTTGGGTCTCAATATGACCACAGCCATGACCGTGTTCCTTCGTCAGGCTGTACGCAGCCAAGGAATCCCGTTTGAGATTTCCCGTGTTCCAAACGCGGAAACAATCGCGGCAATGAGAGAAGCGGAAACCATTGCCCGCGACCCAAACGCACGTGGCTATACCGACCTTGACGCGCTGTTTAAGGATTTGAAAGCGTGAAATATACCGTCAAACCCACAAACAGATTCCGCAAGGACTACAAGCTGATGGAAAAACGCAACTTGGAGATGTCCTTGCTTGACGAAATCATCACGAAGCTGGCGCAGGGCATCCCGCTGCCTGCGAACAATCGTGACCATGAACTGACTGGTAACTATGCCGGGCATCGGGAATGTCATATCCAGCCCGATTGGTTGCTTATCTATCGCATTGAAAACGATGTTCTTGTCCTTGCGCTGACCCGCACGGGTACCCACAGTGATTTATTCTAAGCGCCTCTGCCAGCGTCCGCCTTCGCGAGCGGTAATTGACGAGTGGCAAGAAGTACAGGTCGCCCTGATATTGCCGTAGTCGTTCGTGCCGCCTTGCGACAGCGGCTTGACGTGGTGCACCTCCTGAGCCGGTGTTACCTGACCCTGCTCCAAGCAGTTCTCGCACAATGGATGCGCCGCGATGTAGCGCTTCCGCACCTTCCGCCATGCACTGCCGTAGAGCTTGCGCGTCGCCGGGTCACGCTGGTAGCGTTCGTACCGTTTAGCTTCAGCTTTCTCGTGTTCTTCGCAAAACCTAGCGTCCGTCAGCTTTGGGCAGCCGGGATGGGAGCACGGCCGTTTTGGTTTAAATGGCACTGGAATTCACCTCGTTGTCGGCATAGAAAAAGCCCCCGCAGATAAGACCCTGCGAAGGCTCTGGATAAAGTTTTCGATGCTACTATTATACAAGATCCTCTGGCAAATACTCCCTCACTATTCCCTCATTCTTTCCAAATGCTATTAAGATTTTTTTCCACACGATCACCAAATGATCCAGCAAGTTTCTTTCTCCAATAGGGGACTGAGTCTGTAAGGGATCGAATAGCGTTCTGGTATTCATTTGACCCTAATTCAGATTTTATTTTCTCCATCAGGTATTCCAAATCTTTCATTTTCAGAGTACGAGTATTCGGTTCACCTTTGATGAGATTTGCTAAAATATTTAAATAGATAAACGCACTCCCTCTGTTCATTCCCGAGTTTTCTGCTACCTCATCCCTTAAACGGCTGATTTCACCTAAACCTTTCTGATACTTTAGAAAAGCCTGCCACAGTTCATCAACCATTTCCCCCGTAATGGTATTATTGCTACGTGTTTGATACATATTCTCTTTCGCCTCATCTTCCTGAGAAATAGCATGCTCCTTCTGACTGGATACCGATGCAGTCATAGACATCGGGAATCCTTTTTCGATAGCAACTCTACGTAAAAATACATTTACCGCGATCTGGACATCCATTCCAATAGCACGAAGCGCTTTTTCTGCATCTTTCAGGGTGCTCTCATCAACATCAATCTCAATAGTAACCATTTATAAACCCCCTTGAAAATTTACTAACATTATTACATGCATTTACTATATATTTTCTTATTATGTTTGTCAATAGTAAATGCAAGAAAGTTATTAGTAAGTTTTCTTAGGATATTTCTACAGCTGTTTTTCTTTTATATAAAAACTATTTTATCCGTACAGCAAGCTGCGTAGATGAGTTAATGCGTTGCTACGAAGCCGCTCGACATGGCTTTCACTATAGTTAAGTTCATGCATCAGGCGGTAGGTCGTACCTGATTTCTGGTTGTCCGTCATGTAGAGCTCGGAAAGAATATGCTGCTCAGTGTCCGTTAAATTGGACCACGTAGGTTCGAACCAAGATATGTACTCTATTGCCTGGCTGTAGCGCTCCCGTAGGATGTCCAGCTTGTCAATCTGCGCTGCCAGTCTGTCGGCTCCATCTATGGTGGACTTGTTTGGCCGGCGTTAATTTGCCCTCAGCTTTGCACATCTCGCACAATGGGTGAGCTGCGATGTAGCGCTCGCGCACCTTCCGCCATGCACTGCCGTAGAGCTTGCGCGTCGCCGGGTCACGCTGGTAGCGTTCGTACCGTTTAGCTTCAGCTTTCTCGTGCTCTTCGCAAAATCTGCCGGCCGTCAGCTTTGGGCAGCCGGGATGGGAGCAGGGCTTTTTAGGGCGCCAAGGCAACGAAATCACCTTTTTCCTGTGCGGATGGAAACAGTATCTTCCCGCATCGGTCAGGGCTGTTCAAGCAGACTCTCTTACAAAGAGCTTGATGTTTACAGTAAAAACAACAGGGGTTGCTGCCTTTACACTTAAATATCTCGCAGCGGTATTTTGCTTTCTTTCTTTTGGCCATTTCCATTTCTCCTTTTTTGAGCATAGAAAAAGCCCCCAAAGATTTCTCTTGAGAGCTTAACTATATTTTTCGTCACTATAAGTATAGCATAGGTCCGCTGACAAAATCTTGACAAAAACATACCAAAAAGTGACGAAAAGTGACCAAAAAGTGACAAACGCTAATTTTCTACCGCTGAAGCACTTTCCATCAGGCGTTTATACTTTTGTGTCAAGTAGTATGTTTTTCTATTAATCGCCCTCTTCAACTGCTGCATAACGTCTCTCATCATCTCGACTTGTTCTTTGTTCCGGCACTTTAGTATAAGTTCCGGCAAATCAGGCAGTTCCTCATCTGCGTGTTCCGGCGAAATATAGACGTAATGAATAAACTTTTCAGTTTTCAAGCTGTAGGCAACATAGTAACGATCGACCCATAACTGAACCTCTCCGCTATCAATTATCGTTGGCATAGGCGGGTTTGTTCTGAGGTCTCTTAGCAAGCACCTTTCGTTTATTGGTTGCATTCCCAAATCATTAGCCACCAACTTTGCCAATGTTACTATCGCCTCATACGGTAAATTACGCATGTTCATTTTTTATTCCCCCAAATGTAATCTTTTGATATCGCCCGTAGATAGAATTGAGCCTGTTAATTGCCGCATCGCGGGCGTAACGGATGCTTCTTTCAGAGGTCGAGTGTTCCCCGGCAACCTGTGAGATTGATTTGTTCTTAAAATACAGCTCCTTGATAATGTCACACTCTTGATAGGATAGGCCTTCCACGGCGGTTTCCAGCATCTTGATTTCACTTTCAAGTGGCACCAGGCTGTTTGTCACTTCTGCTTTGCTCTCGTGATTGACACGCTTGGCATATTCCCGGTACACCATGGCCATTCGTCCGGTCTTATCGCTGACGCCACTGGTTTGAACAGGCTCACCAACGCTCTTTCTGAAAGCGAGTGTTTCAATGGCTTCTTCGTTTGTCATCCCTTCAAAATTCTGCAGCTCCAGTTTCAACATTTTGATGGTTGCCACAATCTCTTTGTAATTGCGCAAGAGGTAAACTATATATTCTTTTGATTTCATATGGTAAACCCCCTATTTGCTTTAACAGCTTAAACCTCCAAATGTTCAAGTATTATTTTCACATCTTCGACACTTGTCACTTTGTAGGCTTTGCCCTTTGCTTTTCGTATTCGCTCAACTATTGTTTCTTGCAGCTTTGTGAGCTTGCCTTTGTCCGTCTTTACCTCAAAGGCAATAAACCTGCCATGAAAGCAGCAAATAATATCCGGTATCCCTGCGGTGCCATACCGGCCACCGTGATGCTTGAAACAAAAACAGTGATCCTGAGACTTTAGGTAACTTAGAATCTTATGTGTGATGATCTTCTCTGACACAGGCTGCCTCCTATAACCACGTTTCGAAGCAGTTTTAGAGCTGTCGAAGCTATTTTGCAGTACTTTTTATTAGTTTTCGAAGCACTTTGAAAGTAAGAACCACTGATTTTAGTGGGATCCGAAGCTCCCGAAGCTCGTAGGAGTTTGTGTATACTTTTATTAATCCCTAAAAAAACACGCACTCTATTTTATTCTTGGCTCTATGTGAAGAAAAGGAATTTTCGCTTCGAGTGCTTCGAACCCCTGAAAACTCTGGTTTTTTTGCTTCGAAACTGCTTCGTATCTTCTTCGAAACTGCTTCGCTTCTACACGATGGCAATACCCTGTAACACCACTCTGCGGCTCATTGAATCTTTGTTCACGGTAATCTCCGGCATATTTTCCATCAGTTCTTTGTTAAAACGTATCTGCGATACCGAATTTAAGCCTGCGTCATCGCAGTATTCCTTGTATTTCCGGTAAAGCTCCCTGGACTCCACAAACTTATCTTCGGCCAGTTCACAAGTATAATCCACAAAAGACAACACACTGTTGCTTTCCGTCCGGTACCTTTCCACTTCTTTTCTTGAGCGCTCGCTCTCTGAAAACTGATAATTGTTCTTTATAAGTCTTCTGAGTCCTTCAAGCGCCCACATAAAGATGCCGTCCGCCTCCACCGCCAACTTCTCCCGAAGCGAGGGATCCCGTTTCTCAGCAGGGATTGGCCGGTCGAAGCGAATGATTATGAGACGCCGGTAAAAGGCGCTGCTCTTATCTCCATAGTTTCTTGGAATATCGTTGCAGGAAAACAAGAGCCGGGCATAGGGTTTGAAAGAAAAAGGCGTCTTGTTTTTCTTCTCGGCGGTGATATAATCTTCTCCGGTGATGCTTTTAAAGAGGCCGTTGTCATCGATGTTCTTTGACGGTAAATCTGCAAAGATATTGGCTAATTTGCCATAGAGTTCCGCTGTCTTGAACCTATCGGCCAAGGCTTGCCAGGGGACGTTTGACACATTGTCACCGCCAAGCAGCACTTCTTGAGCAACGGATAGTAGCGTCGATTTCCCCGCATTGCCAGCACCGACAAAGACAAAAGACTTCTGCGCTTTGTTGATGGGGATCAGCAGGTACCCGAGAATTTCCTGCACCATAAAGATTTCATCATCATCCAACACATCCGACAAGAATTTTAGAAACATCGGACACTTAGCGCCTTTATTATATTTTGCCAGAATCTGAACCGTGCTGAAGTACTCCGGCGTATGCGGTTTTAGGGTATCATCCAGCAAGTTATACAACCCATTTTGCACATTGATGATAAACGGGTTTGGGTTTAGTTCATGGATGGGTTTGAAGATCAGCATCTGCCACTGACCCAGGGCATCGTTGATGCCGCTCATGGTGGCGTACCGATCCATCAGATGTTGTCTGACGAGCCTTGCGGCTACGAGATCCTTGACCACTTTGTATACGCCATTTTCATAGATATAGTAATCCTCCGCACCGTAGAAGGCAGCCACAGCTTGGCTCATATGTGTTGCCAGAATCCCTGGGATAAACTTCATGCCACTCTCAGTTATTTCATACCAGGGTGGTACTTCGGCATTGCTTTCGGCTTTTTGTTTCTTTGCTTTTTGAAAATTGCTCATTTCTTCTTTGTATTTTTTCATCAGTGTTCTTACGTTTTCGTTTTTCAGTTCAAAGTGTTTTTTCATCTCTGTTGCGACAAAAGGTTCTGCTGTCACTGCAGGCAGGTTATACATATAGTCTGTGATGAACTGGGCTGCCTGCTCCACATCTTTAGTCACATTTTTTTGGACCGGCTGTTTAGACAATACCTGCTGCAATTCATCGGCGGTCATGGGCACATAGCTCAAGGCGGCAGGGGCTTTGCAGCTGCAGACCCCCGCTTTAAAGCGCTGGCAGGTAAACCCCCGCTCAAAGAGCGTGCTGCAATTGATGGGCCTTGTCTTGCTTTCTAAAAAATGTTGAATCTTGGCATTGGTTTCCACCTTGCTGTACTTGGGGTAACTTTTTGAATATGCATGGATGACATCCTCGCCACCTTCAAACACCGCCAGATTGGTAATCATGGCATACCACTCGTGTTCCGGGATGCTTTTAGCCGCTTCTTTGCAATGCTTCATAAACTGGCAGCGTTCAAGCACCATGGTGATGCCCTTTTGCTTATCCTGATGCTTAGGTTTCACTTCTTCCTGCTCGCCCTGTGGCAGATGAGCCAGCAGCTGCTCCTGCGTGTAGCGAAGCTCGGGATTGTATTTAATACAAACCACTTTTACCGGATCCTCTTTGCGGTGCTCAAAACCCGGCAGCCGGAGCACCCGGCTCTCATTTATGATGGTCTTGTCCCCCTTGAAATACTCTGCCAGTTTACTCTGGACTTGCCTAAACCGGGCCACATCTCCGTCTTTAATGAGCCAATAGGCATGCAGGGATTTTTTCGTTTTCACAATTAAACTGGGTTCCAGGGGAAAAGCCATGAGATTTTTGTACTGTTCTTCGACCGTCAGGGAGTCATTTTCTACGAACTGCGCATTGATTCTGGTTACTTCTTTATCCTCGTTGCCGCCAAAGTTGACCACAAAGAAGATCCCTCGATTTTTCTGATTGTATTCATGTAACAGTGGCGTGAACTGGGATATCTTCCCCATAGGGATATCCAGCTTCTGTCCTTTGAACCCATCGCCTTTTCGGTCGGAGAAGACTCTGACACAGACCGTTTCCTGGGGAGAAAAGAACGGTCTTAGAAATTCTTCCAATGGAATATTTAAGTCTTCCATCAGATCACCCGCCTCTCGCATCGGTCAGTAAAATACTTGACCCTGATCCCTCGTTTCTTTGCAAGTGCGATCTCTGCTTTCATACCCTCTGATATCCGCTCTCCAAAGCACCATAGTTCGTCGCATTTCTTTAGCAGCTGCAGCCCTAAATATCGTCCTGCGGCTCTTTCCTCTTCGTCTTCGTCATCTAGGTATTGTGTAAAAATAGTATGGGGGGCTGCACCGTTCCCCGCTCTGTGGACAGCTTAAACACAAGATAGCTTTGTCTCTCACAGTATTGCTTGTTATTTCAAAGCTTAGCTATTTGCCAGATTTTTTATGGGCTCTGTCCATACCCGCCCTCGCCGGGGGACAGCCCGCCATGCTTTGATGACGGGTAACAATAGGGTGTGGGTGAGGTGAGGCTGACTTCTTCCCGGCTACGCCGCCTTTTGACTGCCAGTATGATAGTATTCATCCGGCGTAAGGTAACCGTTAGATTCATGCAGCCGATTTCGGTTATAAAATATTTGTACATATTCGAAGACGGCAGCGCGAGCCTCATCGCGAGTTTTGAAGCGATATTCATGAAGCCATTCGTATTTCATCTTTCCCCAAAAGGTCTCCATCGGGGAATTATCCCAACAATTCCCTTTGCGTGACATGCTGCAGGTAAATTCGTAACGCTTCAGTAAGGCTTGGTAGTCTTTAGAGCAATATTGACTGCCACGATCTGAATGAATCAGGACACCGCTGGGACGCCCACCATGCAGCCATGCGCTTTCCAGGGCACTTATAACTAAATCCTTGGTCATTCTTTCACTCATCGATAATCCTACAATTTTTTGGCCGAATAAATCCATCACGCCAGCCACATAAAGCCAGCCTTCATCGGTCCAAAGATACGTGATATCGCTCACCATTTTCTGATTTGGCCGATCCGCCTTGAATTCCCGGTTCAGCACATTCTCCGCCACCGGAAGGCTATGCTTCGAATTGGTGGTCGCCTTAAACTTTTTTGCCACCTTCGAGCGGATACCAGCCTGCCTCATCAGCCGCTCAATGCGCTTGTGGTTGACTAGTTTCTTCCGGCGGATTGCCTCCGTAATCTTCCTGCTGCCATAGGCCCTACGGCTCTTTTCATGGATCTTTTTGATCTCTGTTGTAATGGCTTCATCCTCTTGCTCTCGTTTGCTTTGCGGGCGTTTATCCCATGCGTAGTAACCGCTCCTGGATACCATCAGAACCTTGCATAGCTTCGCTACCCGGTAGATATGGCGGTTTGCCCTGATAAATTTGAATCTTTCTACTTCTGATTCTTTGCGAAGTAGGCTGCCGCCTTTTTTAGAATCTCGTTCTCCTCACGGAGTTCGCGTATCTGACGCTCCATTTTCTTAACCTGCTCATCATCCGGACTTAGCTTCCCACTGCCGGGAAACGGCATGTTTGGCTTATCCCGGTATCTTTTCAACCAGCCATGCAGGGTGTTTTCGTTGACACCCAACTCCGCTGCTACTCTGGATACCGGCTCGCCGGTTCTCTCGATCCGCCTCACGGCTTCCAACTTGAACTCCGCACTATATTGTTTTACCATTTCCTCTTCCCCTTTCTAATGTTCAGTGTACCACGGGTTTACACTGTCCATCAAATCGGGTACGGTCCAGACCAAAGGCACTACCCCCTGCCAGGCGGCAAAGCGGCAGTACCTGTTGGCTCTTTGCATATTGGCTTCCATATCACCCTTCAGTGGGGAACAGATAAATACTAACGGTGGCGCTTCCACCTTTTCTTTTTCTTTGCAGGGCATCTTCTACCAACTCCTTTTTTGCCGATTCGTCCTCCCAGTGGTTATCCACCAGCTGAACGTTATCTGATGCATAGGTGATGAGATTGGTGTATTCGCAGAGTGAATAGATATACTCCGTATCTGAGGAATACTGATTTACAACAGCGGCCACCTCATCGCGCACTTCAATAACTTCTGACAAGAGTCGGATTTGCTCCATCAGCCTTGCCACAACCGTTTCCGTCCCGTAGATTGTTAGAATTGCCTCCAGCGTTTTTGTCATGGAAGTTTCCCCCTTCTTTTTTAAGCAACAAGCTGCTTTAGTTTCAGCCTGCCAAAGTACCATTCCAGTGTGCGTTTTCTCTTTTGCAAATCCGGCTCTGTCAGCACAAGTCCAATATCCGTCTTTTGCAACAGGGCGATGTAGTGAAGCTGTTCCGCACTGAGGTATGGCCGGATAGATTTCACATTGCCAAGGCCGTGCGCCTCTTTATATTGCTTTGCGGTCATCCCAAGTACAATGCGGTTAATCATGTCCATTTCGTTGGAGAAGTGATAGTGCCTTGGAGTTTCGTGGACTTCCAAAATGGCCTGTGTCAGCTCCGGGAAATCGAGTCGAGCAGTATTTAGGGCTTGGATGTATTGTTCCATTTCGTTGAACGCTTTGATATAGGCTTCTTTAAACTGCATGGCCTTCTTCCCCGTAAAACCCATAACCAGCATAACAAACCCGTCTCGTGTCAAGAGATATTCCGGCAGTTTTCTACCGGTAGAGTCTTTGTATTCACTATCCACAAAATTGCGGTCAGTAAAGTCTTGACTCAGGCCACTTTTGGATTCAGTAATATTAGCAATACTTCTCAATATTTTTGAGTGTTCTTTTGCAAATACCTCAGACACATGACGACTGCTTACAATGGGTTTTCCCTTCAATTCTGTTACACCAAACTCAGGGTTCATTACTTTCAATTTACTCATCACTTCTTCATCCTTTCGTTTTTGATTTTTGTAGACCAATCTTAGCCCCACCCAAAACCGGCAAGGACCCAGCCTCTTATGTTTTTTCCTGCATGCCTCGGCATCAGATGCCTGTGCGCCTGCAGCGTAATCATACATAGGGCCACTTCATTCATGCCAACTCCTCCAGTTCTCCAAACCGCAGTCCCACAGCCCCTTCGGCCACAATGGGGACATCAAATTCTGCGAGTATCCGCTGTTCCATGCAAGCCTTGATAAAGGCCGTGGCTTCATCGACCTTATCCACCGGAACCTCAAAGACAATTTCATCATGGATGGTCACAAGAGGCTTGATATAGGGGCGAGTGCTTAAACCAGCTACCATAATGGCCATGGCACGTTTTAGGATATCCGCCGCAGTACCCTGAATCGGAGTATTTAAAGCACAGCGTTCCCAGTAGGATTTCACGCCCCAGTCCCTGGAGTTGATGCCTTTAAGATACCTGCGCCTGCCAAAGGCGGTCTCGCTATATTCTTGAAACCCTGCTCTCTTTTTCGTTTCATTCTGCCAGCGGGTCAACTCCGGATAACCGGCTTTTAGGTTGCGGATGATTTCTTCGCATTCGGTAAGCGTCGTATCCAGGCCGGCTTTAAACTGAAGGTTTCGCTGGAGACCTTTGGGAAACAGGCCGTAGAACACCCCAAAGTTGCAGTTTTTTGCAATGCTGCGGCGTTCTTTGTAATGCGCTGCATTTTTGTCCATTGCCTCTTGGAAAGGGATGTTGTAAATCACTGCGGTGGTCTGCGCATGGATGTCGCCGCCGCTTTTATAGGTGTCAAGCATCCGCGCATCCCGGCAGTAGTACGCTCCCACTCTCAGTTCGATTTGTGAGAAATCAAAATCCAGCAGCACGTGACCGTCTTTGGCGCAGAAAAAGTTTCTGATACCGATGGGGTCATTATCTTTGCGGGGCCAGTTTTGGGCGTTGGGTTTTCGGCTGGCAAAGCGTCCAGTCTCTGTGCCAAGCGAGAAGAAATCAGGATGCACTCTGCTGGTCACCGAGTTTACAAACGCTAAAATTCCATCAATGTAGGTGGATTTTAACTTTGACCACTTGCGGTATTCCTGCACCGCTTCCAGGAACGGTACCATCTCCGGTTTCTCTTTTTTGCAATAACTCTTCAGCAGAATCAGCGCTTCATCGTCGGCGGCTTCTTTAAATTTTACGGTGGTCTTTAAAACCGGAAGCTTCTGCTCTTCGTATAAGAACTTCTTGAAATCAGCCGTTGAGGCATTGGCTCCTATATTTAGCTCCCGACCAGCGATGGCATTGATGGTATCTCGAAGCTCTGTTAGCTTCTCTTCGGCTGCCAGCTGTTTTTGGTACATCAGCAGGGTGTCGACTGCAATGCCGTTATGTTTCATCATTCCTACAAATACGGCTGTGGGACTTTCAAGGTTTCGCACCACCTCTTCATGCCGGGGAAGATACCTTCTAAACCAGTCATTGAATAGGTGATAGAGCTGGAAAGCATAGTCGCTGTCGGCACAGGCATAATGCAAAGCGGCGCCTTCCTCCGGGTTCAGTTCATCGAAGTGCCGTCCTTGAGTGACATCCGCAAACGCGGGCAGATCCACTCCCAGCAGCTCCGGCACTAAGGTCTTCAGACCACTGTCCGATAAGCTTCGAAATTCTTTCTCTGCCTTTAAGGTCAGCTGGGCTGCTGCAATGGTATCGTAGAGCGGTGCTTTTGGCACAATACCCTCTTTATAGAGAAACATTGTCTCAAAGCTAAGGTTGTGGGCAATTTTGACCACGCTACTGTTTTCAAAGAGCCTCTCCTTCAACAGTTTCATCACTGCGGGGATATTGGCGTTTTTGCCCCTTTGATGCCTAAGCGGGATGTAAATCGCGGAGGCGGGCTTGACTGATAATGAAATACCTACGATCTCAGAGCGGTGTGGATCCAATGCGGCAAAAGGAATCTGCCGATGGTTTTTTGCGGGTGCTGTCTCAAAGTCGAAAGCAATTTCCATAGCTCCAGCCAAGTATTTCTTGATATGATGAATGTCTGTGACATATTGATAATCCATGGGCATAGCTCCTTTCCCAAACGGCCCAGGGAGCAGCGCTTACTGCCCCCAAGGCCCTTATGCTTACCGCAATGGTCTGACTTCTCCCGTTTCCTCATCCACATCGTAGCAGGTGACATTGTCAGCGTCCTGATCAAGGGCAATGTTTCTGGAAACCTCTTTGAGGTGTTCCACCGAGGGTAGCACTGCACGGATTTCTTCGTCGGTAAGGTTTCTTTTAATGGAGAACACCGCCTGACTGAACACAATGCCGGTACTACTGGTGGCTTTCTTCAAGGAGATTTTAGCCACGATGGTATGGGAGCGTTTGCCCTTGGTAATTAGCCTGCGGACAAACTTGGTAAACTCTTTTAGGGAGCCTGTCGGCAGGGACAGCATGATGGGGAACACTTCCCCTTCACGCAGGATGAAGATGCGCCGTTTGTTTTTGCAGGCTTTTCCGGCCCCGTTGTCGCTGCTGCCAAATTGATTAAACAGACAGGTAGCGCAAACTCCTCCGGGATCGCCATGGCCAACTTTGCCATCATAGCTGCCGCAATCCGGCGGGTTGTTGCCGCCGCTATAGGCATCCTTGTAGTAGCTGTTGACGGCGTGATGCAATAAAATGACCCCTTCGATGTCCTTTACCGGTTCCGGCTCCCCGTCATCCCCGGCAATCTCAAACATGAGCCCGCCTCCGGCTGGAATTTTGACCTTATCAAAAGTTGCCGACAAACCATCCAATTCTTCCATAAAGCCACTATCCATATTGAAGTTTTTCGCTGCCAGGTATCCGTCTGTTTTTACTGCAATCTCTTTTTTTGCCATAAGTTTAACCTCCATGTATTTTTTTGTGCATGACATTGCCGCTCGTTGTATCTTTGATCTATGTAAATTCGCTCATATTTTCATCGTTATCCATAGCCCATCAGAGGCTACTTCGCTTTTCTGATTCCAATCGAGGTCTTTTCAAACACATTGACTTTCCCATCCAACCACACGGGAAGCTGGTCCTCGTTTTCAGCAATCTGCTCTTTGACAAAAGCCGATAAGCTGTTGGCGTTGACGGTTTCAACCACCAGAGAGCCAAATCCATACTTTTTCAAGGCTTCAAACAGGTCTTGTTTCTTCTCAGCCAGTGTTGAGGCGTAGAGTCGGGTGCTTAGATAAAACAGGGTTCCGCTACGGTTAAAGCTTTGTGTTTCTGTGTCAATCATCATCTCAGATAGTCTGTTTTCGGTTTCTTCGATTGAGACATTTACGTCTTTTAGCTCCGCTTCCATACGCTTCTTTTCATCTTTTAGACATTTTAATAAATCCGCCAGTTTGAACATGTCTTTGTCCATCGGTTTCCTCCTCCCTTATTTAATGATGTTTTGCCAATTGTCCACGATGGCATGGGCAATATCTTCTTTTCGAGCCAGGGCCTCCATCACCGTTTCATCGACAGTCCCTTTGGCCACCAGGTGAATGTAGACGCATTTTTTGTGCTGCCCGATGCGATGAATCCGGGCTTTGGCTTGGATGTAGTCAGCGTAGTTATAGCTTAAGCTGTAGAATACGCATGTGCTTGCCGCAGTTAGGGTGATTCCCATCGAGGTGGTTTGAATCTGGCCAACAAATACTTTGCAGTCCTCCTCTTCCTGAAACCTGCGGATTTCCTCTGCCCGATCTTTGACTGCGCCGTAGATCAGAGCATATTTCATCTTTTTCTTTTCAAGGAGCTTTGTAATCTCTTTGATTTCCGGAATAAACCGGGCCATCACCACAAGCTTCTCGCCAGACTCGGCCACCGTGTCGATGATATCCTCCAGGGCTTCCAGCTTGGCTTTGGATACCTGCTGGTAGCGCTCCTCTTCCTCATCCGGTTTAATGAAGCCTCCGGTGATCTGCTGCAGCCGCAATAGTCGTGTGAGAATGTTGGTTGCGGTTACCTCACCTCTGGAAAGCTCCATATATGAGTCCCGGACAAACTGCCGATACATCTTCGAGGCCTTGTCCTCTAAATGAATTGGATAAATCTCGTCGATGGTATCGGGCAAATCCAGTGCATCCGCTTTCGTCACCCGGTAAGCGATTGCGTGCGCCTTTTCAATTAGCTCCGGCATGTTCCGGTATCCAACCGGCTGATTATAGTCACCCAGGACCGCATAGTAATTCTTGAAGGCATAAAATGAGGTGCCAAAGAGGGTCTCGTCCAGCATTTTATACTGGCTGTAAAGATCCAGCGGGTTTTGGGTGATAGGTGAACCCGTGAGAATCATCCGGTAACGACACTTTTTTGCAATGCGATGAACTGCCTTGCTGCTTTTGGCACTGGGATTTTTAATCCGGGTCGACTCGTCTGCCACAATAAAGTCCGGCTGCCAGTTCAAAAGAGCTGCTTCGATTAGAGCCACGCTGTCATAATTGACAACGATGATTTGCAGGCCTTCGTCCGGAATTGCCAGGAGCAATTGCTTTTTCTTTTCACTGCCGCCAGTAAGGATCGTCAGGTGATACGGGAAGTCCGCAAACTTCATAAATTCTTCTTCCCATACTGCAAGGATTGACTTAGGTGCAATAATCAGCACTTTTGTGATAAGACCATTGAGGTAAGCCCTGCCAATAATCGCCACAGTGGAGATTGTCTTCCCGCAGCCCATTTCCATCAGGAGCGCATACCCTGGACTGCGCTTTACACTCCCCGTCATGAGGTGTCACATCCGGCAAAGATTCCAAGAGCCATACACGCCAAGTTATAGCCTGTAATTTGATGAGCATATGGTCTTGCCTTGATGGGCATGGGCTCAAGGGGGCTCTTGGGTGCATTTTTTGACATGCTCTGCTGATGCGCTGCTTGTGCTTTATCAAGTAGCGTCCCTGACATTTTGCAGCCGGTCAGATGAAGCGTGATTAGGCTCTCCGATGTGCAGGGCACACTCCATGCTTTGCATTCGGGGTGCCAGCGCCGCCCGGGCATTTCTTTAATGGTTTCTTTGTGAATGTAACTGTCGTAGATGAAGACGCGGTTTTCTTTGAGCTCTGCAAGCAACGGCATCACATCCTTGTGTTCTATGTACGCTTTTATGCGTACATAGTGCTAAATTTTTAGGGATACATGCTGCACATGTGTCCCTATCTCGTTGAACGCTAAATAACTACAACACCTTCAAAGTCAAAGTCATAAACCCGGTTTTGTATAAGTCCCAGCTGCTCAACTCGAATCTTCATCGCCTTGTGCGAGACTTTAAACACATCGGCCATTTCAAAGAGCAAAAGGTCAATGCCCAGTGTCAGTGGAATGGGCTTTTTAATTTCTTCAGAAGCGATCATCATTTTCTCGCAAAAGACTTTCTTTGTCATTTGCTTTGGCATCAGCATCGTTGCTGCTAGGGCATTCGCCTGCCATTCGATCCAATCGCGTGAAGTTACCAGTTTTTTCTTATTTGACTCAATATGCCGCCTTGCACATGAAACCAGGCCGCCCGTAGACAAGTTAAATGCTCTCGCAAAAATGTCTCGATGTAGAATTTGATGGCTACATTCATGGATTACAGTAAAGCGTTCTCTGCCATTATGGTTGCTGTCAAGCAAAGCATTTTCCAAAATGACCGTTCCGTTTTTTACTTCAATAGGATACTGCTTGGTGCGGTCATCATTCCATACAAGATATATTCCGTCGTTGAAGGAAGTAAGCCCGAGGATGGATTCATCCGGTGAAAGGTTTTTGTAATCTATGGTTAGCTTCATGAAATTCTCCATGAAGTCATACACATCCAGCGCTTGCGGTATTGTCAAACAGTCCGGTTTATATTGGTTTAAAACCTCTACCGCAAAGTGTTCAATCCGTGCTCTTGATAAAACATAGTGCATAGGCCTCAGCTCCTTTGCTCACACATAAGCGTTTTTTGCATAGAGATACAAATTACACAACCAGTACCAAGTTACATAGGTCGTAGTCAAAATATCCTAATTTGTTCAGTCTGATGGCTGAAGCTTGAAAAGACACATCGAAGGTTTGCGCCAAACTGGAAGTAATCCTTCTGGCATCATCAAACGAAGTCGGTATCGGGGTTGACTTAAAATAATCCCGTCTTAAGCCAAATTGTCCCATCAATGATTCGGCTGCCATCTTAAAGCTCCTTTTTGGCATTAAGATAGCCGAAGAGAAATAATCTGCTTGCCACTCCATCCATTGGCCGTCATCGTTGAAGCCACCATTGTGGCGACTGATCTTTCCGACAGTATTTCTATCGCATTTGACGTATACCTTTTGCTGTTGTTGCTGAGCCTCATCCATATAATCAAAGATGTTTATCTGATTTTTGTCAATCACATAACGATGCCGATGGAATATCCAATGCCCTGGCTCATGGCCAAATGTGAATCTGCAGCGCCCCCTTTGATCTTCATCGAGAAGGGCATTGTCAATAAAAACCGTCCCTGCGTATACTTCAACGGACCGCTTTTTATTTTTATCATCAAACACGTCCACATACCCGTCATTGTAAGCAATCATGCCAAGTACACTTTTATCCGGTGACAAGTTATGATAATCTACAGATAAACCCAGGTACAACTCTACGAATTCCTCAATTGGGGTAGGCTGCGGAATTTTTAGTAACTCAGGCTTGAAATCTGTTATGAATAGTTCAGCGAAGTAATCAATTTCTTCTTTTGACAAGATCGGCACACCGTTAGTTTTTTTTCTAAAATTTAGGTTCAAAGCACTAATTATCTTCACCGTCCTCAT